CTCTAGGTACAGGTTGGTCATCGGTGTCCCGTTGACCTTGGAGGTCAACTGAGTCGGACGCCGTTTGCACAGCCCTTCAACTGGGGAACTCCACCCGTTGATCTGAACAGCAGCCTGTCCCACCAGCCTCAAGTGCGGAGGCTGTTGACTCACCCCCTGATTGAGTGAATCAATGTTGGCCTGAGCAAGGCTGGCCTTGACAGCACGAGCCTTGAGGGGGCGGGACTTCGCTCGCATCAGTTTGTCCTGTAGTGGGTTCCTTCAGCTGGGATGTATCCCAACCCTTGGCCAACGCCTCGGTCATTACCCCACAACAGGTTGTTGTTGAGCTGACGTTCCTCGCTGCGAATCAACATCGCCCGCGCATACTCCTCATCCTGCGCGGTGTAGGCATAGATCGCATTGCTATTCAGATAGCGATCTGAATAGATGCGTGCTGCCCGGATGGTGATGTACTGCTGTGCTGCATGGGGCAGCTCGTTCCAGTCCAGCTGAACAACCAACTGGTCCAGGAACAGTGGCGCAGTGGTGCTGGCACCAAAGTCAAACCGCCGTTCATAGCGGTGATACACCCTGTCTCCTCGCGCTACGTATCTGTTGTCTGGGTAGCGGTTAGGTGAGAACACGGCGGCCAGTGTGTTGCTGGGCAACGGGAACTGGTCAGCCGTGTCCTTCTGTAGTTCAACACCGTGGTCGGTGTTCCATCCCCAGCCCTCGGCCTGGACATCACGGCTCACCTCGTGCAAGGTGCGCCGCGCTAGGGCACTGTCCGTGATCTCGTTGATCGTGATGTCTGAGAGGCGATCAATGGGCGCCTCCCCGATTACGGACAGCAGCGTGTTGATCGCCTCCAGTTCAGTCATGCCATTCCTCAGGGCTTAGAGCCGCCAGCGGCAAGAGGAGCCGTTGCTGCGCCGTTGGCAGCACTGCCGCCAGGCCCGTAGATCCCCACAACTCCAGTCACCTTGTAGGAGGGAGCGGTGGTGGCAACGCCGTCAGCTCGTGTGCCGGTCTTTAGGTCAGCCGCAAGGGTGATAACAGCCTGCGGGGCAAGAGGGTCAATAGTCTGCTGGTCTTGCCAGTTCCAATCCAGCGCTGTCTTGGCGGGCGGTGGGTTGATCGTGGTGATTGTCGTTGCCATGAAAAAGGGGGCATCGCTGCCCCCATCATGCCAAGGGCTAAGTGAAGCTCAACCGTTGTGGATCTCCACCACAGCTTCAGGACGCAGTGGGCCTGCGCCGTATGCCATGCGACTAACCATCAACGTAGACTGGTACATCACGTTATAGTCATTGCCCGTCATCTGCATAGACAGATCACGCAACTTGACTACACCAACTGCACCCTTCTGGAAGGCAAGCATCTTGGTCTTGCTCATGTCAACCGAGGACAGAACAGTGTCAGTACCACCAAAGGTGTAACCCTGTTCACCAGCCTTGGCGGTGACATTGCCTTGCTGAATGTGGTTGCTGCTGAGGATGGTGAATCCAGCCAGCTTGGAGATCTGACCCTCCTTGTAGGAACCATTGGTTCCTTGCTGGTTGAAGTCAAAGTTCACAGCGCGGCTGCTCTGAATCAACGTGTAGTACACGTCAGGCGAGCAGACCAGCACGCGGCCATCAGCAGGGATGTCCTTCTGGTCCAGCGCTTGGGCCGCAGCACTGGTTGCAGTGCGAGCTGCCAGGGTCAGCACACGTGCCAGGCGCTTGTCATAGCTCCGGGCCATGGCCCTGCCCAGCTCGGTTGAGTAGATCGAGCGAATGTCAAAATGTGCTTTTGCGTCGTCAAGGTCATAGACCGCAGCATCAGCAATGAGGAGATCATCGATCTTGATGACAACCTCATTCTGAGCCATGTTGCCCTGGCCTTCGATCATCTTACCCGGTACGTGATACCGGCTTGTAAAACGACCCGTCACGGGAAATTGTGAACTCTTCCCGGATTGAATGTTCCGAGATTGCACAAGGCCATCAAAGATGCAGGTCCGCTCAAATGCGGTCAGCACTTCGCCGCTGAATACCTTGAGGAACAGCGCATTGTCCTTGGTCCAAGTACCGGCGTCATTGTTAATTACACCGGGCCTGGACAGTGTTACGTCAGGTGCAGCCACCTTCGGTCTCCTTGTTGATGGATGGTTTGTTGTTGATTAACCACCGAGGCCATGCCTCCACCAACGTCGCATCACTGGGGTATCGGCGCACCGGCCCAGGAGCAGATCATCTGGTTGGTTGATCTGCTCCCTTTATAGCGTCAACCTTGCTGGAACCCAAAGATTGCATCCGAGGATGCAGCGATGCGTCTCTCGACATCCCTCCGATACCCAGCATCCTTCTCGTAACGAGGGTCAGACATTGCCTCTGTCACCTGATACCGCGACGTGAATCCTTTCACCTCGTTGGATGGCGCACGCCCACCTGTCAGCTTCGGCTCGTAGCCGTTCTTCATCAGGTAGTCGTACTGCATCCCCTTCAGTAGACCAAGGATCGACGCCTGATCACCAGCATTCAACGCAGCGTTGTATGCGTTGGTTCGCTCCGGCTCCAGGTTATTTACCGCCCATGCGCTCAGCCGCTGGTACTCGCCTTCGCCACCTACTTGCTCCAGTACAGAGCGCCGGATGGCATCAGCAACCTGAGGGTCAACTTGAGGCAGATCCTCGTCGGCCTCCTCGACTTCTTCGGGCTCGGCAGCAACCTCGGACTCGGGCTCAGCCTCTGGCTGCTGCCCGTTCTTCAGCCGGCTGTACTCCCGTTGCAGGTTCTGGTACGCCTGCGCCAAGTCATCTGACGTGCGGTACTTGCCGAGGATCAAGCCCTCGTTATTGGCGCCAGTGGCCTCGTCATACAGCTCGGCCCGTGCTGCATCAACTTTGGCGAACTCCTCAGCCTGCGCTGTTACCTCAGTCGGGCTGCCGCTTGCATCCGTGAAGTTGACTTCTGACATCAGAACCCATCGCGGATGATCATGACCCCACCATCAGGCAGGGGTTGCTCCCTGCCGTCAGATAACGCTTCTTCCTGTTGTTGTGATTCAACCGGGGAGGAGTTCTGTTCCTTGATCAGCTGGGCCAACTGCTGCTCCTCCGGGTTGCGGCGGCGACGTTGCTCCACTTTGGATAGCCCCTTGAGCTACTTGCTGCGCCAACATAGCCTGTTGCTGCTGTGCTTGCTCAGCCTGCAGCTCTTGATCTTCTTTCACCAGACCAGCTGTGTCAATGCCATCGGCAGCTGCAAAGCGACGGATCAATTCACTTGGCTTGATGTACTGCAGGAACTGCTCAGGTCCGATTGATGCAGCAACGGTCTGCAGGAATCCAGTCAACCGCTGCTTGTCATTGCCCCGGCCAATCGCTTCCAAGCCTGTTGTCACCTGAGGCTCAACCAGTCCCTTTGGTACAGGCGGGATGTCACCTTTCTTCTCCATCAGGTGCATGACCCGTCTGATCAACGGCATCTGCATCTCGACTGACAGCAGGCTGTACACGCCGCCCAGTCCCTGCTCCAGCAGCTCTGCCATCTGAGAGATCTCGGCGGCAGTCACCCGCTCAGCGTCACGCTGCAACACCTCATTACTGAGGAATGCAAACTGCAGCCGACGCTCTAGCAATTGCATTGCTTGCATTGCAACACTCAGGTCAGATGACTTCTGAACTTGCAGTGCTTCAACATCAGCAGCATTGCCAGCAACGATGGCGCCGTTCTCGGCGCGGGCCAAGATGTCAGCACGGGTGGTCCCGTTGGGATTCACCAGGAACAGCGCCTTGGCGCTGATCAACGCACCCTGCACCACCGCCTTGGTCAAACTCTCAAGGCTCTGCAGGTCGCCCAACACTTCCTCAACCAGCGACCGTCCATAGCTCTCGCCTGCTGTCTTGTTCAGACGCAGCACGATCCACGGGCTGGTGTCCATGCTGCTCCAACCAGCAGTACCGGCGAGCTTCTTGCTGTCGTATTCCTGAAACCACTCGACCCTGTTCTGTTCTGGGTCGATGGTCACGTGGGTGTACACATCCTCCCGGTCATCTGACTCACTGCTGCCCTCCCCTTCCTTGGGCTCGGGCACCGGCATGTACTTCTCCGACACCTGCTCACGCACCACGATCTCGGTGACGTTGCCCTCCGGGTCACGGTCAACGCAGAAGCTGCGCAATCCATACATCCGGATGGAGTCGTTGCCCACGTAGAGCAATGCGTTGCCGCCAACGATCAGATGCTTGATGGCCTCAAACAATGCAGACCGTGCCTGCAGTTGATCCAGCCTGCGCAGCACCTGACGCTCCAGATCAGATAGCGCCTGATCCAGCTGGCTCATCACCTGTTGCTGATCGCCACCTGCTTCGTCCAGGTATTCCTGGATCCGTCCCTTGTCGATGGTCAACCGGAAGAACGGTTGAGACGGGGGCATCAGCGCAAGCAACAGCTTGGCGCTCAGACCGCTGACACCACGTGCCCCTGCCCCCTGGTATAGGGATGGAATGGAGTTGTACTGGTTG